GGCTCCAGCGTCTGTGCCGCCTGAGTCCATGGTACACACACCAGAAGCCAAATCAGCTGCGGTGATAGTGACAGCCGCGCCAGTCAAAGCAACTGGAGTGCTGGTGTTGGAGAAACTGATTTCGCCAAGATTGCCGTCACCAACTTGGTAACCGCCTGCGCCATTAGGTAATGCCATGATAATTTCCTTTTAATGTTAATAACAGAGATAGGGGCCGAAGCCCCAATCAATTAGCCCCAGATACGGCAGCCCATTTGTGGGCGGATCGTGTTGAAGCCGTACAAAACGTCAATACGGCAAGGCATACGGTCATTGTTGATGTCGTACTGGCGCACGACACGCAAGCTGATACCGTTGTGAACTGCGCGAGCAGCCATGTCAACACCTTGTGGCAACAGCAAGTCAGCAGTTGCGAAGGTGATGGCGTCCTTGTGATAGACCAAGTTCTGTGCGTACTGGCTAGAAGCAGCGCCTACGAACACGACAGCCTTACCAGCGACAGGGAAGCTGTCCACGGTAGCCAAAGCATTGGCAGAAGTGTAGATAGGAGCAACGTTCACAGTAATTGCGGTCAAAGTAGCAGTTGCGTCAGCCAAAGCAACGAACTGGAACAACGAACCAGTGGACTCACGGGTCTGTGGGTTCACAGCGAAGCAATCAGCAATGGTGAACACGTCACCGGCTTTAATGGTCAAGCCAGAGCCGATAGTCAAAGCAATGCTAGAAGCACCTTGAGAAGCCACAGTGGTGGTCACAGAGTTACCGGTGGCAACGCGTGAACCAGTGGTGTGTTGCTTGATAGACTGAGACATGTTGATCTCGTCAAAGCCCAACACGCCAGTGCCCATCATGCCGTTCTTGAATTGCTTGCTGATAGTGTCTGTAGGATTGAACAGACCTTTCATGCCTTCAACCAAGCCAGCGTTAGCAGCAGGGTTCACGGTAGCGTAACGTGGGGACATCACGGCAGCGTTCTCGTTCAGCTTCTGCTGGGCTTGCAACAAGACCAAAGAAGTAGAAGGAGTTGTGCCAGGTGTACCAACGGTGTTACCGATGGTTTTGTACGCATTGGCCACGTCTGCATCAATAGAAGATGCCAACTGGCTGATACGAGGTTTCAGAACACGCTCTGCGAAGTCATCCAACTGCATGGTCAATTCAGCAGATGTGAAGTTAACACCGATGTGCTTTTGGCTGGCAACGGTCAAAGTGGTGAACTGTTCGTTGTCGTCTTGCACTTGCAAGGCGGCGCCGTCAGTTACCAAAGCGCGGTCAGGTAAACGGATACGGAGGGTTGAACCGATCTTAGCACCTTCAACAGCAAAGCTGTCGTCATACTGGCGGTTCACGTTACGGGTAAGCACAAGGTTGTTCTCGAGGATTTCGAGATCTTTTCTTGTGATCATATCAATCGTCAGAATACTGTTTGACATTTTAAAAGTCCTTTAAAAAAATTAGCGGTTCTGTGCTTCCCACTTTTTCACTTGTCGTTTGCGCTCGGCCTCAATCCACTGCGAATCCGTCATGGTCTTGGTAGACCTTGGATCAGTAGTGTCATAAGCCGACACTCCAGCGGAGCGTGCGGTGACAGGTGAAATCGGCGCTGGCGCAGATGTCGTTTTTCTAACTGGGGGCGCTGAAACCAATTTGGCTTCAATTTTCCCAATTTCCTTCGCCTGACTGAGTGGCGACATGCGTGAGATGCGATCTGCTTCTTTTGGATTAGAGCCGAGATAGTACGCTAACTCAGGCCCAACGTCCGAAGACTGGATCGTTTCTGCCATCACGTTTGTGATCGGAAGTTTAGGGTTGTAGGCGACTTGTTCAAAGTCGTCATACTTAGTCCTAGCTTCTTCTTCCAAGTCGTGATAACTCTCAAGAACTTGCGACTGCTGCTTTGCCGCTTCACGTTTGGCCAATAGTTCTTCAGCTTTCTGATAGGCCAGTGCTTCCGCATAGGCTTCAGGGCTTTCAAACTGGTCAACGGATGCTGACGGAGCTGCTTTTACGATTTGCGTTTCGGCAGATCGTTGTTGCTGTTCTCTTTCCCACTTACGTTGCTCTCTTGCGAGGCGTTTGCCAATAGCAGCGTCAAGTTCCTCTTGCGAGAATGTCTTGGCAGCCTGTGTTTCAGCTACTTCCGGCGTACTTTCAGCAACTTCAGGTGTGGCCGTCACATCCGTGGTTGGCGCGGAGTCTACTTCCGCTAGGGCTTGGACTTCTTCAGTCATGTTTTCTGAATCCTAAGATTCCTCGGTCTACTGGGCCGATACAGTTTGTGCCGCTATTATGCGGCAGGAATTTGTTGTTCTGCAAGTTTTTCTTGATAAGCGGCAATTACTGCCGGTGTGTGGATAGATGCGGCAATTGCTCTAACTTTAGCATCTTCAGCGCTTACGTTAGCACCAGGCACGACAACGTGGCGGTGAAACTTGCTACTAATTTCCACACCATCTTCTTTGATGGAAGTTTTTGTACGAACTTGAATGCAGCCGTTTTCAACAACTTCAATCAGATCAACAGATACAATTTTTTCAAGAGCCATGATATTTCCTTGTTTCCAGAGTAGCTATCCCGCTACACATTAAAGGTTTCCAATTATCCGAACTGGTACGGGTTAGATTTTGACGCCGCATACGCTGCAATTACTTGTGGTGTATGAGCAGAAACGCAAACAGCCTGAATGCTTGCATCCTGACTTGAGTAATCTTCACCAGGCAAGATTGTCACAGAGTGCGATGTCTGCGTCACAAATTTGTTGCCTTGCTTAACACGGAGTGCCATTTCAGCATAAACAACGCCAAGTTCTTTGACTTCAATTTTGTCAACAATGATTTGTTTTTCAAGTTGCATCATTTTTCCTTTAAGAAATTGTGGTGGCGGCAACATTAACCAAATTGTAGTTTTCAGATAAGATTTCAATTTTTACAATTGGGTCTGTTCTTGATGCTGAAATAGTAAAGTTTAATGCCGAACCTGAGCCAGCAGCTGCAACAGAACTTACGTTCTGCAATCCAGTTGTAACAATGTTAATCGGGCCAGCATCCAAACACACAAACGATGCGGTTGCCGCAAACGGAAGTGGTGTAAGTCCATTAAACGTTCCGTCAAGGCCAGTAATTGTGATTGTGTGTTTTCTGTTGACAGTAATTTGCGAAATGATTGGGATTGAAATTACAGTTCCAGTTCCAACAATTGTTTGGAAATAAGTGCTTTGCGTATAAGTTGGATCGGGAAATGTGCAATCTTGTTTAATTGCGCCTTGACCCGCAAAATCAGTAAATGCACCACGTGACAAAAATACTTGACCTGGAGTCACGCTTGTTTTGTTGTACGCAATCTTTGACGCAACAGGCTTTAATGGGTATGAAGTATTGACAACAGTGTTTTGCCAATCCAAGAAATACAAATTGGTTGCGGTGATGTTGTTCCAGCTCAATCCAAGCTGAACAGGGCCGACAGCATAATTTGGATACGTTGTGTAATCAGGCAAAAATTGAGAACGGCAAGAATACGATGTGATGTTGTTAATTGTCAACTCTGACGATATTGATGCAATAACTCCATTGCCGTATGACGCTTCAGCACCGCAACCGTTAATGGTCATGTTGCAAAGGAAGAAGTTGTAAATGCCTTTTGAAGTGGCTGCGTTTCCGTAACCTTGACCAGATGGGTTAGGTGTAACGGAACCCCAGTTTGCATAGTCTGAACCGCAAGCATTTAAAACGCTGTAAACACAGTTTACAAAATCATACGCTTGACCCACGCTTGAGGCGTAGCAGTTGTTCAGCGTTGTTGATGTTTTGCCGTTATTGCTGGTAAACGTAAAACCGTTTACAGCTTGTGCCACATTGATGTTGTTGAACGAGGTCATAAAGAACCCCTGATCTTCAACAAAAGAATGGTAGACGAAATTGATTTCCAAATGCGTCAAATTGATGTGAGAGTTAGCGCCAGCAGCCGAGAATCTAATCGCTGTTGTGTCTGTGACAACACCACTTAGCGTCATGTTTTCAACGTCAACCCATGTTCCAGCCAAATACAAAATTGGAACGCCAACAGCAACGCCGCCAATGGTTTGCTGAGTAGTATCAAGTCGTCGAATAACGGTAGACTGGCGAGACTCACCTTGCAAAACACGATTGTTTGGTACTTGAATTGCGCGAGTAATCAAGTAAGTACCAGATGGAAAATATATTCCATTAGATGCGGTAACTGCCGCTTGAATTGCAACGGTGTCATCCGTAACCCCATCACCAACAGCGCCGTAATCTAGCACATTCGCAAATGCGCCATTGATCATGGAATATGAAACTTTAGTTAATGACATTTAATTTTCCTTAAACAATGTAAGTGCCGCCGAATTCAATTGATGCTCCACTCAAATTTGCATTTGTTAATAACGCACCGCCAACAGCAAAGTTGTACCATCTGTCAAAACCTTGAAGGACACGCCCAGTCATTGGAGACGCATAGGTTGCGCTACCAATTGTGCCATTGCCATTTGCGGCTGCGCTGGCATTTACGGTAAATGGTAATCCAGTAAAAAATGCCGTATTTCCATCACTTGTTGCAGGAAATGTGACATTGGCTGAAAAGGTAACTGCTCTACCAATTTTTGTGTAAAACCCACTTGCACTAGACAAAGTAATTCCATTGCCTACTGGTGTCCAAGTGCCTTCTTCATAGTCGGCAAACAATTCACTTGTGCCTGTGCCTGGTGTGGCAGAAAAATCAACACCATAACCATTTGCGGGGATTACATTTCCTGCGCTTAATGTGATTTGAGTGGCGCTAATTGCACGGCCTGCGGTCAAATCAGATACGGCCACCTTAACAGTCGCGCCTGATTGAACAATGGGTAATACTTCTGTACCAGCAAGCGGTGTTGTTGCGCCAGTAAGCGCGGAAATCTTTTTATCTGCCATGAGTCATCCTTAGTTAAACATAACTTCAATTGTTGAGATATTTGGCGGCGCTGTTGAAAAAGTTAGTGTTGTACCAACCACTGTATAAGTGTTTTTCTGTTGATAAACGCCGTTAACAAACACAAAGGTTGAGTTTTCGTTAAATGGTGTGCCAACTAACGTAAATACGGTAGTTGCTCCATTACCTGTAAAATTATTCAGGTTGAAATTTTGCACTGTCACAAGATACATTATTTCAATTAACGCATTCAATGGCGGTGCTTCTGAAAACGTTAATGTAGTTCCAGAAATACTGTAAGTATTCTTGTTTTGATAAACACCATTAACATATAAGAAGGTGTCATTTTCGTTAGATGGCGGGGCGGTCAATGTAAAGTTTATTGTTGACCCGTTGCCTGTAAAGTTGTTAATTGTAAAAACAAGTGGCCCAGAACTATTGATGTTGTCGTATGTCGCAATCAAAACATCAGTTGAGTCAGTAAGAACAAACTTATATGCCGCTGATGTGATCCAAATTTCGCCGCTATCGGGCACGCGCCCAGCTGCGTTTAGCACAATTGGATTAGTCCGAGCAACATTGCCTCGATTTGTAGTGTAAGTAGCTTGCGGTGTGGTTGTGCCCGCAACATATGTGTACAGCTTACCGCCAGTCAAAACTGCGCCAGTATTTGTAAAGAACTGGGCCGCTACACCGCCCACTGGAGAAAGGTATACAACGGCCATGTTAAGGCTCCAAAAGAATCAAGCCACCGTCCTCTTGGACGAGATTGTCACTAGACTCGGTGAGAAGGTTGCCCACTGAAGCACCGCTGTCGCGTGTGCCTGTAATTAACGTAACAATGCCGCCAAGTCCAAGACCTAGCGCATTGCGAAGGGCAACACCGAAGCTCATTGCTTGTTAATCGGTTTGCAGTACACCACACCGTCATCGGAAATGCGGATGGCGCTCACTCGGAAAGGGGCGCCAGTGCCCATAATCACGTAAAACGGAATCGGTGTAAATGCAGGGATCGGGGTGCTAGCAGTAGTAGCCACAGCACCTGGGCCAACTTCCACATAGCAAGGAGTTGTAGACCAGATCACCACGCCTTCGGGGCCGGGATTCCAGTCAGCAGTGTTGGCAGCAGTGCCGGTGTAAGAAGCAGTGCGACCTGGGAAGTCAGCTTTTGATAGAGGGTTGAGAAGTTCCATGATGATCCTTACGCCAAGAATTTCAATTTGTACAAAGTCCGGAGATATATCTCAACGATATTATCTATCAATTGTTGCATTGTTGAATCAGATTTATCACACACATCGTAACGAGCCGCTTCAATTTCAGCAAGTGAATCTTGCAAGAATTCAGTAATATTAGCCGTCTTCTTGGCTGAATTCAAGGTAATAGGGCCAATTAGACCGTACCGGCCTTGATAAGTTTCAGCAAAGTCATCAGCCGCACCAATAATGCGGTTGTAGAAGATGTTGAGCGCTTCGTGCTTGCTAAAACTGCGTGTGTTCAGGTGTACGGAATGTGCAACATCCCGCGCCAAGAACAGCAAGCCTAAAAATTCATTTGCTTTCATTGTGGCATTCCTTGTGGAGGCATCATTTGTTCAGGTGGCATTTCTGGAGGCATCATCTCCATGGGCATGGATTCCTCACGCATGTCAGGCATCTGGTTGACTGTATTTTGCGACTCCATGGCCGCAGCGACAACACCCATGGCGATGTCTTGGATTTGTTCTTCAGTCATACCGGCCTGCACCGCAGCAATACGCTTG